TATTACAGTTATAAGCTGAGCGAACTGGTGGAGTTCATCAGCGACTGCCGTGTCCGGATGGACCGCTTTATCCTTCCTGCCGTCTCCGGGCTGAAAGCACCGGGCGAACGCCTGAAGGGGATGTGTTTCGAGCACTTCATGCACGTGGACACGGCTTTCAACCGATATGTCCGTGACGGCAAGGATGCCTCGCTGGACACTTTCGTATCAATGCTCTATTTGAAGGACAACGAATATATTGTCCTACCGTCGGGTGGGAAAAACGGCTTATTTAGCAGGCAGAAACCGCTGATACTGCAAAAACGGACAGCAAAGGTGGCAAGGATTGACAGACACGTCAAGTATGCCGTATTCCTGAACTACGTTTTTGTCAAGAGGTGGCTTTCAAAGGCCTTTCCTTTCCTCTTTCCGTTGGATGATGAACCGGAGGAAAAGCGGAAAAGACCAACAGCACCGTCTGTCAACTGGCTCGACATCTTCGACGCTTTTGTCGGTGACGATGTGGCAGTGATGGAGAAATACCAGGCAATGCCGGTGGCAACGGCATTCCGTATATTGAATAAAAGAATCCGTGACGCTCAAAAACAGAAGAAATGACTTTTTCGGAATACATAGAGAAGCTGGCTGAAAGGCATGTCGATATACGACACAAGGAGAATGATGAAGTACACTTCCTCTCATCAGAACGGGAGAAGCATACGGCACTGGACAGCGTACTCCACTATCCAGCAGTGATTGTGGACCGTGGCTCAGGATTCGGTTACGGTGGTAATCCGGGTGCATACCGAAAAGACCGCGATTACCTGCTCTTCATTGTGGAGCATGTGTCCGACACCTCCGACTATGAGCAGATAGAGGCTGCCCTTGACAAGTGCGAACGTATTCTTGATGAGCTGCTCAACCAAATTTTGGAAGACAAAAGGATGAAAAGGCTGTGGCTCGCTTTTTCCTTGGAAGATGTGGAAGCGGATTATGTGGTGAACAATGATAACCAGCTTTATGGCGTGGTTGCGGCTGTTAGTCTGTCCGAACCTTATAAAGCTTTGAACTGCCGGAAGGCATTTGTTTCATAATATGGCAGATACGATTGACATACTCAAGGAACTTGCTCTACAGGTACGGTACGCTACCCAGGAGAATGAGAATACGGCGGAACGTGTAGGCCGCACGCTGGTCGGAATCTTGAATCTGTTATCCAAATACTCCCCTGAAGAATTGGAGAAGATTTTTCTGAGGAAAGACAGAGCTGACGGCACAAATTTTCTGTTGAAGTTCGGCGAGTTTATCGACTCTATGGTCGCGGGCAAGGGTGCCGGAATATTCCCTGACGGCCGTATGCAGCTGTCTCGCCTCGAGGTCCGCGACAGCCTTACCGTCCTTGAGCTTATCTTCAACCGTCTCTCCGCCATGGAGAGCGACTACTCATTCTCCGAGTCCGGTACCATAGAAAGTGTATCGCAGCTTGAAGACGGCACATACAGCCTGAAGATGAAGAAGCGGTGGGATAACGACTTTACTGCACTGGCAGAAAATGATGTTGTATATGGTGTTGTCAATGACCTTACATCAGGTGGCGGCAAGTATTATACCTCCTGGCTACGTGTCTTGCATGTTGACACCTCAGCCAATACGATCAACGCTGTGATGTACCCTGATAGTGAGGTGCCGGGTGGCAAGAATTATCCTCCTGAGCCGTTGATGATATTATCACACCGTGGCAACCCGATTGATACTGAACGGCAGGGTTATTGGTATCTGTCATCCCGTGAGCATTGTATCTGCATGCTTAACGGGGTCACAAAACCCGTCCTTGAGGAAAGCAACTATTCGGTGATCGTCGGCAGGCTGAAGCATCTGTCTCTGTTCGACAACCTGCCCATCAACTACCTGCACTCTTATATCTACGTCCGGGGATTGGTAGCGCAGGACATCCACCGCATCGACTTCCAAGGCGTATTGCCCCGCATCGCCAACGACCGCGGCGAGTGGAGCATGGAGACCGCCACGGGAGCAGAACCCTACCAAGCCGACCGCGAGGCACAGACCGAGACCGTACGTGTGATGATGTACGATACCGTGTGGCACTACGGATGCAAGTGGATGTGTCTTGTTTCCGGCACTACCGACGAACCCCAATACGGTTCCGCATCCTGGGCAATGATCGAGGGCAATCCGGATTTCAGCATCGATATAGAAAGCAGCAACGGCTGGTACTTCGATGCGGAGCGTTTTGCGACCACCCTCACCATTACCGGTGAGCTGTACAACCGTGATGTGACGACGCATATCCTTGACAGTGATGTGGAGTGGACGCGCGACACGGGCAACGTCACCGAGGACAACGCCTGGGCGGTCGCACACGCGGAAACCGGCAAGTCACTGCCGCTGACGGTCAACGACCTCGGCCCCGACTATATGAACATGACCGGGTGCAAGTTCATCGCACGGGTATTGCTGCGTGACGGGCAGAACAATTATGAGACAATGAATTATATAACTTTCTAATTATGCAGACTATACAGAAGAAGATAGAGGTCAACTACCGCCCTCTCCAGACCAGCGGCGGGATAGAGGTTGTCGGCAGCGTGCCGGACGTGCAGGTGTACCAGGCTGACAAGGCCGAGTACACTCCGGACTACACGCTTACCCCCCTGACGCTGTTCCCCCGGTGCAATGCCACCGACCCGGATGCGGTGGTCAAGGTGGGTGCGGTCAACGCGTCATTGGTCAACATGAAGTGGTACGAGCGCTTGAACGGTGTACGGACATTGATTACATCTGCCAACAAGAGCTATGTCATTACCGAGACCGGAGCCGAGAAGGGTAAGATACAAGTGAAAAAGAACGCCGTTCCCGGCAGTCCGGTAACACTGGAGTTCTACGCCGAGTATGTCGATGCGAAGCGTACCGGACAGACGCATGTCTACCGTTTCAGCCGTCTTGTCCGCGCCGTTGACGGCAGCGAGGCGCAGCCTAAGCTGATGGTCGACTCTCCGTCGGCACTTGATTGGAACCCGTGTCGGGACATTGCCAGGCAGGCCATCACCGCCAGACTGCTTGTCGGTGATGTAGATGTCACAGCAACCAACAAGTGCAAGTTCTTCTTCTATCGGAAGCTGAATACGGGCGCACTGGAGCAGATTACCGACGGTAACGGCGACAATGACTGGGAGTTCGTATCACTGACAAAGAACGTGCTTACCATAGACCGGGACTATATCGGCCACGAACAGACCTACGTCGTGAAAGCATCGTACTCGAAGGACGGTGCTCCTTCATCCAAGCCGGACAGTGACATAGACTATGTCTCCACCACCATCCGCAGGCGTATTCCCAGCATCGAGATTGACTGGGAGGGATTTCCGCAGCAGGTGGCAGACGGAACCAAGATGATATACCCGAAACCGGTCATCCGTGATACGGCAGGGATTGTCCCCAATCCCCAGGCCATCCTTGAGTGCGAATGGTACACGAAGGCGGCCGGCGCCTCCTCATACGTGCTGGCCGCTGCCGGGTACTCGCCCTCCATCCCATGCACCGACGGCATGATGCTACAGCTGAAGGTGATTGACAAGGGCCCGTATGCGGCGGTGGTGACATCTGACGGCAAGTACGTGACGGATGACAGCGGTAAGTTTATAGTGGCAAGGAAAAGGGATGTTTAACCATTAATCGATAGCAGTATGGCATTTTATATCAAAGTGACGAGAGAGGTTGCGGACAAGCTGGGAGTGGCAGGAATCCGCAACAGCACTGCCGACGGCAATGTGCTGTTATGGCAGGCCGATGTGGCAGGCTTTCCCGGCGATACGGTATTCGACCGGGCGGCAGTAGTCGGGGGCGTGTGCCTTTCCCCGCAGCAGGCCAAGGGTGAGATAGACGGCGTGGAAGATCCGGTGGAGGTCGCCACTCCGGAGGGTTTCATGGATAAAGACGGGGAGGAGGTGACCGATGAGCGTAGCGAGTAAGGTCGGGCAGGTAATCTTTTCGCAAAAGTCTGGCGTTTACATGCCAGCGATTATGTGCGACAAAGGCGACCTCTATCAAGAGTATGATGGTGAATCGGGTGCTCCGACAAACATAGCCCCCGACTTCACCACGATGAAGCCGACGCTCTCCTTCCTTCTCACCTCCTCACGGGTGGCTGAGGGGATTGTGGTGCCCTCTTCCATCAGGTGGTATTTCAATGACGTGTTGATAAGCTTCACATCCAACGTTTCCACGAACACGTTTGGCGGCGAGACGGGTCATTTCAAGTTCATTCCATATAAAGCAGGCACTACGAACTATTACGGGCTTCAGATCGTGAAGAACCTGGTGAAGGCGTCGTCCGGTGCGAGCTGCAGCGTCAAGGCGGTGGCTACGGTGACCGTGGGCAACGTGTCGGATGAGGTGCAGTTCGTCTACAGCATCCCCATCACCAAGGGGGTGGGCAACCAGAACGTGGTGACCATCGTTTCCGGAGATGACAAATACTTTGCCATCCGTGAGAAGGGAGGCAGTGTCGTTCTCACGGCAATGGCGAGACGTGGAGCGTCAGAGATCACCTCCGGACTAACCTACAAGTGGTCCAGGATGGTTAACGGTGCCTGGCAGACACTCGTCGACCAGACCGGCAAGAGTCTGACCGTTACGGACAGCCTGGTTGACACTACGGGCATCTTTAAGGTGGAGGTGTCGCAGGGCGGCAATCTGATAGGCCTTGACACGCAGACGGTGATGGACTTGTCAGACCCCTACGACATCATAACTAATCCCAATCCCGAGGATGAGACGATTGTTTCCGGTTCCGGAGGTTCGGTGACTTATACGCCTATCCTTGTCAAGCGGGGACAGACCACGAAGGCAAAGAATATGCTGTTCTATTTTGTCTTTATGGATTCGGCAGGGGTCATTCTCAATCCGGCTACGGCGAATGTGGCTGCGGCAAGCGGTACCTGCACTGAAGCTATGTGCCAGCAGGCAGGCGGCAATGTTTCATGGACAATCTCAACGGCAGCATGATATGGCAAAGAAAGCGTTGGCAAGCAAGACGGGAGAAGTGAAGTATCTCCAGCAGGGACCGATCGGTCCGCTGGTCTATCCGGCTGGAGAATATTCCGCATCCACAGGCTACACCCGTACGGCTCTATCGACACCGATGGTACTGTGTGAAGGTCAATACTACGTGTTGGCTAAGGAGGGCACATTTAAGGGTGTCAACCCCAAGACAGACTATGCGGCAAACGGCAGTAAGGCGACATGGGTAGTGATGGACAAGATACAGTATGCCTTTATCGAGGTACTGATGGCGAATTTCGCCAAGCTGGCAAGTGCGGTGTTCTATGGGCAGTATATGTTTTCGCAATACGGAATAAAAGCCGATGGCTCTGCTGTAGAAACGGTAGGCGGATATAAAGATTTTAATTACAATGACCCGATGAATCCGGCAAACAAGTTTCGACCAAACTTACTCCTTGATTTTCTGACTGGGAGCTTCAAGGGACGTAATGTTGAAGTTGAGGGGACAATTATTGCCAATGCATCATTTGTTCGGATGCATGATTTCCGTGCAAACGAGGGGTATTTCTTTTTGAATCCGGCTTTTGGCTCTGATTTTATCAATGGTCGCCCTAATCGTATTTCTACTGCTGTATATATGCTACCGGATGCTGCTCAATATGCCGGAATGAAGATATCATTGACGATATACAAAGACTTAGCGAGCACATACGGGTATATATCAGTTGTCACTAAGAATGCGTTTAATGAAACAGCAGTCGTTGGTAGTGAAATGAAATATTGCAATAGAGCAAGTATATCTGGAGCCGGAAGATATGAATTTATATCATTAGGCAGTTTATGGTTTTTAGCAAATGACAATGGAGCTTCGTTTTCTTATGCTGATTTGGGTAATTATACTTATGAAGATCCTGTTAGCTAGAGAGAATAATATTAAACAAAACGAGAATAAAAACAAAATGTTAAACCGGTTGTCGTTTTTATCCGAAAATGACGACCCTCAAAAG